TATCCGGGCAGCCCGTTTACGGGCCGTAAGTAACGAAGTTTGATGCAAATGTCAGATCGTATGCGCCTGTTAGGGCGCGGCTGGTAAGAGAGCCTTACAGGCGCATCTGAAAAACCTCCGGCTATGCCGGAGGATATTTATTATTTCCACTTACCCGACATCCGGGTAGTCCATTTCCCGGACAGGGGAAGTTATGACAATGGATAAACATACAACATGGCTGGCCTACATCTGGGCATTAATCAGCGGCATATGCGCCCAGTGGACGTTAAACGACTATGGCGCGTTGATAGGTATTGTTCTGGGTATTGGTACGTTTCTGGTTAATAAGCATTACAAAAAAAAATCAGAGCAGGCTCAGGCAAGGCAGGCTGCCGCGATGGAGGAGCGTAACAGGCTAATCGCCCGGATTCTGGAAAAAAACGACCATGACAGCACGTTAAAAATGCTGGCGGTATCTGAAATGCCGGAGGGCAATAATGGCGCTCAGGACAAAAGTTAAGGCTCTTCTGGCTGGTGGCGCGAGTGCAATAGTGATAGCTGCGGCGATGCTTGGCGGTAATCACGGTCTGGAAGGCAGGCGCCACGAACCCTATCGGGATGTGGCTGGCGTACTTACCGTATGTGACGGGCATACGGGAAAAGACATTTTACCTGGCAAGCACTACACCGATGCGGAGTGTGATGCGCTACTGAATAAAGACCTTGCGCTGGTGGCTGCTCGTGTAGATCCACTGATTAAGACCACTATCCCGAACAGCGAAAGAGCTGCACTCTACTCCTTTGCGTACAACGTTGGTACTGGCGCGTTTGCCAGGTCAACCCTGTTGAAAAAACTCAACGCTGGTGATCTGGCCGGAGCCTGCAACGAGCTTAAACGCTGGACGTATGCAGGTGGTAAGCAGTGGAAAGGGCTGGTAACGCGTCGCGAGATCGAGCACGAGGTGTGTACGTGGGGGCTGAAATGAACCGCATAACCACGGGCGTAATAGCCTCATTGTTGATTGTGGTCGCGGCGCTGGCATGGGCAACAGACCATTACCACGGTAACGCGGTGCGCTATAAAGACCAGCGCGATACCGCCACTCACAATCTGAAGCTGGCGAACGAGACAATTACCGACATGACGAAGCGCCAGCGTGACGTTGCCGCCCTCGATGAAAAATACACGAAGGAATTAGCTGATGCACAGACCAGGAATACTGATTTGCAGCGCCGCCTTGCTGCTGGTGGCCGGGTGCGCGTCGAAGGACGATGTTCAGTGCCCACCGAGACCGAAACCGCCAGCACCAGCCGCGTGGGCAATGCTGCCACCGTCGAACTCTCTCCAGGTGCTGGACAAAACGTTCTCGATATCCGCGCCGGGATCATCAGCGACCAGGAAAAACTGAAGTATTTGCAGGAGTACGTTCGCACGCAGTGCAGATAAAAAAATCCCCGCAGGAGGGAAAAGGAGCTTACCTGCGGGGGAGTTTCAGAAATGCATAAACATGACAATGTCTCTGGGTCTGCGTACTACTACATCGCGTTTTTATCGTACTGATATAAGCCAGTTTTCGTACACCTCAAAAACGTAACCAGACGCTAAAAACTGGTACACCTCATGAAAATAACTCAATGGCTGAAAAGCCTCGTCCATACGGAGCAAAGAGAAATGCCGGATATGAAAGATATCGTCACCGACGACATGGTGAAAAACGCCCTCAAATCAGACGCCGTTACCATCGCAGTTAAAACGCAGATTAAATCCACTCTGGATCAGCAGATTGACGCCGCTGTCGATACCGCATTGACCGATATTCTCGGTAGTGATGCTGATAATACGGTTATGCAGTAGGTGAGGTCAGGCATTACAGCAGCCCTTCAGTGAGGGGCTGCGATAATGGTTAATCACAGGGAACATAATCATGGCAAAACCGGACTGGGAGGCCATCGAGACGGCATACCGGGCCGGAGTTATGAGCCTTCGTGAAATCGGTACTCTGTATGGTGTAACAGAAGGGGCGATAAGGAAGAAAGCTAAGAAGCTGGAGTGGGTACGCAAAAATGGTACGCAGGTACGCAAAAATGGTACGCAAAAAAACACGGTGCGTACCACGAGGAAGCCTGCCAGCTCCGGTGCAGTGCAAAAGCATTCACAGCCAGAAACCAAACCTCCCGCAGATACGAAACCCGAAACGGTACGCAAAAAGGTTGTCACTAATCATCCCCCTTTTCAGCCCGGTAATCAGTATGCACTGAAACATGGCGGTTACGCCCGGCGCCTTCTCCTGAAAGATGAAGTCGTTGAGGATGCCAGAGCGCTGACGCTTGAAGATGAGCTCTTCCGGTTGCGGGCGAATAACCTGATGGCCGCCGAGAACATTGGTCGCTGGCTCACCCTGCTGGAGGATGCGGAGGAAGAGCAGCAGCGCAAAATTCTGATGGATAACATCAGCGCTGCCGAAAAGGCGATGATGCGTAACACCGTGCGCATTGAATCCATCGTTGGAACGCTGGCGACCGTTAGCAAAATACACGCCGACACTGATTATCGTTTGGCGGCTACTGATAAGGTATCTCTCCAGGCTGACAGGCTGCGACGTGATGCTGGTATCGATGATGGTAACGGAGAACGTGACCTGAATGACTTCTACGCCGATATCCAGACCGACGCTTAATCCGGCCCTGAGAAACTTCTGGACCACGCAGGCGCGAAATAAGGTGCTCTATGGCGGGCGGTCATCGTCAAAATCATGGGATGCAGCCGGATTTGCAATATTCCTGGCAAATAAATACAGCCTGCGTTTTTGCTGCGCTCGCCAGATCCAGAACAAAATTGAAGAATCGGTTTACACGCTTCTCAAAATTCAGATAGACCGGTTTGGCCTGCGGCATCGTTTCCGCATTCTGAACAACAAAATCATTAACCGGGTTACCGGCTCGGAATTTGTTTTTTATGGGTTATGGCGCAACATCGAAGAAATTAAGTCACTGGAGGGGATCGATGTGTTGTGGCTGGAAGAAGCCCATGCACTGACGGAATATCAATGGAAAATACTGGAGCCGACAATCCGTAAAGAGGGTTCAGAGTGTTGGTTTATTTTTAACCCTGGACTGGTCACCGATTTCGTGTGGCGTAACTTTGTGGTCGATCCGCCAGAAGATACGCTGATTCGCAAAATCAACTACGACGAGAATCCATTCCTTTCAGACACCATGCTGAAGGTTATCGATGCAGCCAGGCATCGTGACCCGGAAGGGTTTGTGCATGTTTATGAGGGCGTACCAGAGTCTGATGATGATGCGGCAATTATTAAGCTTTCGTGGATTGAAGCGGCTGTTGACGCGCATAAGGTTCTGGGCTTTGAGCCTGAAGGACGTAAGCGCATCGGTTTCGATGTCGCCGACAGTGGTGCGGATAAGTGTGCCAACGTCTATCGACATGGTTCTGTGGTGTACTGGGCCGACGAGTGGAAGGCGAAAGAAGACGAGTTGCTGAAAAGTTGTCTGCGTACATACATGGCTGCTTTAGAACGGGGGGCCGATATTGTTTATGACTCTATTGGTGTCGGGGCCACAGCGGGTGCCAAGTTCTCTGAAATTAATGAAGATCGCAGGCGTGCTAATCCTGTGGCATCGCAAATCACCTATCAACGTTTTAATGCCGGAGCTGGTGTGCATGAGCCGGATAATGAATATAACGGTATCCCAAATAAAGACTTTTTTGCAAACCTGAAGGCACAGGCCTGGTGGCTGGTGGCTGACCGTTTCCGTAATACATTTAACGCCGTGAACGCGGTGAAAAATGGAGAGGTGGGAGAGACATTCAGCGTCGATGAGTTAATCAGTATTGATTCCTCATGCCCTCTGTTGGAAAAGCTCAAGCTGGAACTCACCACGCCACACCGCGATTTTGACCGTAACGGTCGTGTAATGGTGGAAACCAAAAAGGAACTGGCGAAACGTGATGTTCCATCGCCGAACGTAGCTGATGCCTTCATTATGTCCTTTGCCCCGACGGTAATGCCTATCGTAATTTCTGATGATTTTATGGAGTGGATTTGATGTGGCTTTTTAAACGTAAAAAAACGGTGACACCGCCAGAAAGTCCGCCTGAACCACATCCGATGACGATCAGCGATGAGGTGGTTGCTGAGGCGGGACAAAAACCGCAGCGTGAATTTGTTCGCTATGAGCCACCGCCGGGAGTCATTCCCGAAGACATACGCAATGCTGTACTGGCAATGGACTCGACTCCCTACGATACACTGAACAGCCAGTATCCTGATTTTGTGTACGGAGGATTTCCGGGCTATCCGTATCTGGCACTTCAGGCGCAGTTACCAGAGTACCGGCGCATGGTCAGTGTGATTGCCGAGGAGATGACCCGCAAATGGATAAAGGTTAAGGCGGTCGGGGTAGGGGACGACAGCCGCGCGCCGCGCATAGCGCAGCTTACTGATGCACTGGAGCGCTATAACGTACGGGATGCCTTCAGACTGGCGGTTGAGCACGACGGCTTTTTCGGGCGGGGGCAAATTTATATCGATGTGCGTTCGCCATCGGGTATGTCGGCCTGGACTGACCCGGCGGAGCTGGAGTCCAGGCTGTTTATTTCAGACAAAAAAATCCCGAAAGGTTCTCTGCTGGGGCTTCGTGTTATTGAACCCGTCTGGACGTATCCGGGTATGTATAACGCGGATAATCCGCTGAGTGATGATTTTTACCGTCCGTCCGAATGGTACGTAATGGGAAAAACGGTTCACGCCAGCCGCATGATTGATCTGATTTCCCGCCCGGTTCCGGACATGCTGAAGCCGGCCTATAACTTTGGCGGCCTGTCACTGGTTCAGATTGCCGAACCCTACGTCAACAACTGGCTGCGTACACGCGACAGCGTGGGCGATATGCTGCATTCGTTTTCGCTGAGCGGGATCATGACGGACATGGGCCAGGTGTTAACGGGGAAAAGGGACTCGAATTACGCAAAACGCGCGGAGCTGTTTAACCGTACCCGTGATAACCGCGGGTTGTTGATGCTGGACAAGCAGAAAGAAGAGTTTTTCCAGTTCAACACCCCTCTGAGCGGCCTCGACACCCTTCAGGCGCAGGCACAGGAACACATGTTCTTTGTCAGTGCCATACCATCAGTAAAGTTCGCCGGGCTGAGTCCTACGGGACTGAACGCGTCGAGTGAGGGTGAAATCCGTGTGTTTTACGACACCATCGCTGCACTTGCCACTCGCCTTCTGAAGAAACCGCTGAAAAAGGTACTGGATATTATTCAGTTGTCTGAGTTCGGCGATATCGATCCTGATATCACTTTTGAATTTGAACCCCTGCATGAACTGACGCGCGAGCAACTGGCAAATATCCGTAAAACTGAAGCGGAAACAGATCAGATTTACGAGAGCGCCGGAGCGGTGACCAATAACGAGGTACGCGAACGGCTGGCTACTGCGCCGGACAGCCCGTACAGCGGTATTGACCTGAGCGGAGAAATCGAAATTGACGACACCGAAGAAAATCCGCCGCAAGACCCGAACGCAGACCCTGAGACGGATTTCACCCAACGCGGGGATTGAGGCCTGGTACCGCAGACAACTGGATAATGCCGTCAGTGAGATGCACAACAGCGTACTTTACTGGCTGCGGGCTGAGTACCGTAAAACAGACCTCGCGCAGGATGCGTCCCCCGTTAACCTGATGCGTGGTGCCATGCAGCAACTTGCCAGGCGCTGGCAGAAAAAGTTTGACGAAATGGCCCTGCGGCTGGCGAGGCGGTTTGCCGGTGATGTTCTGAAAAACAGCGATGCGTCACTGTCCACTGCGCTCCGTGATGCCGGGTTTACGGTTCCTTTCCGTATGACAGCGGAGATGAACACCGCACTTCAGGCCAGCATCACGGAGAATGTGAACCTCATTCGCTCCATCCCGCAGCAACATCTCACCCAGGTGGAAACACTGGTCATGCAGTCTGTTGGCCGGGGGCGTGACCTGAAAACTCTGACCGATGAACTGGAAAAACGCTACGGCATCACACGACGGCGCGCGGCGCTGATTGCCCGCGACCAGAACAATAAAGCGACCTCGGTAATGCAGTCGGCCAGACAACGCTCGGTGGGCATCACTGAAGGTATCTGGCGGCATTCCCGCGCGGGTAAAACATGGCGCCCGTCGCATGTGAAGGCGAACGGTAAACGGTTTGATCTGCGAAAGGGGATGTTTCTGGATGGTAAGTGGGTACTGCCGGGCGAAGAAATCAACTGCAAGTGCGGCTGGGAGGCCGTTATTCCCGGACTGGAGAAAAGATGATTATTACCGAAATGCTGGCGTTTGACCGGGCATCGGTAAGGCAGTTCGATAAAGTAGGTCGCCTCCAGATTGAGCGCAGTAATCTCAGCAAGGCGAACGTCTGCGGTTATTTCGGGCATGAAATACCGGGGGCGGAAGCGCTGGGACTCGACCCTCAAAAACTTTATCAGCTTTACCGTGACCCCGATGAACTGCGCAAGGCAGTTTCAACCTTCAACAATATTCCCGTCCTGTGCCGACACAAACCCGATTATCCGGGCGCGCCCGCGCGCGAGTACCGGGTGGGGACGACCCATGCCAACAGCGAGTTTGACGGTACCTATCTGGTTAACGGCATGTCCATCTGGGACAACTCCGCCATCGCGGGGATAGAAACGGATGAACAACGGGAAATCTCATCGTCATATGCCTATGTGGCAGATATGACGCCGGGAACCACCCCCGACGGTGAACCGTATGACGGCGTTATGCGGAATATCGTGGGAAATCATGTGGCGCTGGTCGGCGATGGCCGGGCGGGGCCGGACTGTCTTGTTATGGACTCTCTCCCTCAGGAGCTAAAACGCATGAAACTGAGTAAAAAAGAAGTGGCGGTGCTTACCGCGCTGGGAACCTATCTTGCGCCGCGTCTGGCACAGGATGCGGCTCCCAGGGATTTGTTACGCCTGATGGCGCAGCATAAGCGTCCGGCAGCTATCGCCAGCGCGGTAAAAACTGCTTACAGCGAACGGCTGGCACAGGATATGGATATTGAACCGGCGGAGCTGGCGCAACTGATGGAATCAGCAGAAGCCGTGCCGGAGCTGGTCGGGGACGATGATACCGGGTTAACTGACGAGCCGAAGGCATTTGATACCGACAGCCCGATGGAAAGTGTACTGGCGTTGCTGTCCGGCAAAGTTCCTGATGATGTGCTGGAAAAAATTAAATCCGCACTGGCTCCGGCAACTGACGAAGACCCCGAAATAAAAGAGGCTGATGTGAAACCCGACGATGTGAAAGTCGATAAACCCGCGATGGATGCGGCAATCAGGCTGGCAACTGACCAGGCAACGAAACGGGCTGCTGAAAATTTCCGCGCCGTTCGTGTGGCTGAAACCGAGGTGCGGCCGCTGATTGGCGATGTGGTGGCGATGGACTGCGCCGAAGAGGTTTACCGTACCGCGCTGGAGCAGACGGGGATCGATATCCAGGGCATTCACCCCAGCGCGTACCGCAGCATGGTGAAGTTTGCCGTTGAGCAGAAACAGACGGCTAAAGGTCCGCGTGTTGCGATGGACCAGGCCAGCGCATCGACGTTTGCGGCAGATTTCCCCGGTGCAAAACTGAAACGAGGTTACTGATATGAATACTTTTCAGACACACATGAACCAGTACCCGGCACCGGGGATTCCGGGGGCATTTGCCAGTGATAACCCTCACGCCTCGTATGTGGCGGGAGAAGGCGCGCTGATTACCGGCCCTGACGGACTGGTTATTGCCCGGTTTGCCTGGGTAACCAAAGGCGTTGCCGCCAATGAGGGAACCGGTGCGCCGGCGGGTTTTGTTCCGCGCGACGGGCAGGCTTCTGTTGTGGAATGGCTGGCTGGCGACTCGAACACTATTTACCCGGGACGTGAATGTACCCTGATGGTATCGGGGGACTTCTGGGCGCTGACCACCACCGCTGCGACGGTCGGGCAGAAAGTTTTTGCCTCCCTGACCACCGGGGAGATAGCCACAGGGGCGGCAGGCGCCACGATGGCGGGTTTTGTAGAAACCGGGTTTTCCGTTGCCAGCGCTGCGGCGGCGAAAGAAGTTATTAAGATCAGCACCTGGAGCAAATGATGAATAAATTTAAACAGCATTATGCGACGGTAAGCCGCGACTACGGGATTATCCTTCCCGGTGCGCAGGCTTATTTGCCCCCGGAATACGCCGCCGATTACGGACTGGCGATGGACGCGCAGCCTGCGCTGGTTACCGCGGCTAACAGTGGTATCCCTGCATATTTCACCAATTACGTTGAGCCAGAACTGATCCGCGTGCTGGTGACGCCGATGAAAGCCTCTCAGATTCTGGGCGAAACCAAAAAAGGTGACTGGACGACACTGTCGGCACAGTTCCCGATTGCAGAATCTGCCGGGGAGGTGAGTTCCTACGGGGATTACAGCAACAACGGTGTTGTGACGTCTAACGTCAACTGGGTACCGCGCCAGAGCTATCACTTCCAGACGTTTACCCGCTGGGGCGAGCGAGAGCTGGATATGTACGGCGCAGCCCGTATTGGCTGGGCGGCAGAGCTGAACGTGGCATCGGCACTGACGCTGAATAAGTTCCAGAATAAGTCCTACTTCTATGGTATTGCCGGACTGGCGAACTACGGTTTGCTGAATGACCCGTCGTTATCCGCACCGATAACCCCGGATACCGTGGACGGTAAGCTCAAGTGGGACGACAAGGACGGACAGGGCGTGTATGACGATGTCGTGAAGCTCTTTAAACAACTGGTGAAACAGACTAACGGCCATATTGAGCGTACCGACAAAATGAAGCTGTGCATGTCGCCGCTGGCGGAGGTGAACCTCACCAAGACTAACCAGTACAAGGTTAACGTGTCCGATCTGCTGGCGAAAAACTTCCCGGCGATGACCATTGAAACGGCGGTGGAATACACCTCTGACGCTGGCGAGCTGGTACAGCTTATCGCGGAGCGTCTGGGGGAACAGGATACAGGCTATTGCTCTTTCACTGAAAAAATGCGCGCCCATGCGGTAGTGACTGAATCATCTGCCTGGAAACAAAAAAAATCTGCCGGTACCTGGGGGGCGATTATTCGCCAGCCGCTGGCGTATGCACAAATGCTGGGGGTGTGAGTCATGGCTGAAATGGTAACAGTGGGCTGCAAATTGCCGAACGGTCTGATGCTGGAAGTGGGACCGAAACAGGTACAGGTAGCAGGCTGGCGGAATAACGCCGTTAAAATCGTTGGGGGCTATGGCCTGACGCAGGTTGAAAAGGCGTTCTGGGAAGCCTGGCTGGCGGAGCACTGCCAGCAACCTTATGTGAAAAACGGCGTTATTTTTGCGCAGGACAAGGCGAACAGCGCTGCCGCGCAGGCTACGGAGCAGAAAACCGTGAAATCCGGCCTTGAACCGCTGCCGCAGAAAAATCCGGCTCCGGGCATTAACCGCGATGATGAAGTGATGGACAAACCTCAGGAGTAAAACGGTATGGGTACGGTAACGTTTGACTGGCAGGCATTTTCGGCCCTTTACCCGGAGTTTTCCGCTGTTGGTCAGGTTTCCGTAGCCGCCATGTTTGGTAAAGCGACCACGTTATACCTGGATAATACGGACGACAGTCCGGTTACCGACCTGAACGAGCGGGAACAGCTTTTGTTCCTGCTGGTTGCGCATCTGTGCTCGTTGCGGGGGCTGGGGAGCGGGAAAGATGGACAGGCCGGACTGGTGGGACGTATCACCAGTGCGTCGCAGGGTTCAGTTTCCGTCTCCGTGGACAATAGCGGCAGTAACGATGCGTCGTGGTGGTATCTCCAGACACCTTACGGCGCTGATTACTGGCAGGCGACGGCGCCGTACCGTTCAATGGAGTATGTACCGGGAGGTTCACCTTCGCGTTATCCGGGGCATTATTACCGGGGATACGGGAGGGGGCGTCGATGGTAAACAAAGTTACGGGCGGCAGACAGTTCCGGCAGAAGCTGAAACAGGCCGCAGATAACCTTAAATCGGGCAAAAGCCTCAAAGTGGGTTTTCTTGAAGGGGCAACCTACCCCGACGGTACGCCGGTGGCGTATATCGCCGCCATTAACGAGTTTGGCGGTAGTGCGATTATACCCGCTCGCGAGCAGACGCTTCACTTTTGCTATAACGAAAAAACGGGAGAAATCGGGCACCGCTTTGTCAAAGCCGGTAAGGGTAATTTTGCTCAGGATGTGGTTATTCCTGAGCACACGGTCACCATTCCACCCCGTCCTTTCTTCCGTAAGATGATCGAGCATAAAAGCCCCGAATGGGGCGAAAAAATGGCGACGCTTTTACGGGCGAATGATTTTGATACCGCGACCGCGCTGGTGTATATGGGGGAGCATATCAAAGGGCAGTTGCAGATGTTTATTCGAGACTGGAAAAGGCCGCCCAACGCCGCATCCACTGTCCGGCAAAAGGGCTTTAACAACCCGCTTATTGAAACCGGTCATATGATGAACAGTGTCGATTATTCTGTTGACGGGGGCAAAAAATGAACCTCCACGGTATTGTTTCCGGCGTGGTGCGCCGGGTAAATCCTTATACGGACGCGCTGGTTTATCGCTCGCGCGGGAGTACACAGCAGGCGGACTATTCCCGCGTGCCTGAGTATGATGATCCGGTTCCCGTCAGGGTACAAAAACAGGCCGTCACCCAGGCGGATTTACGTCATCTCGACAATCTGAACCAGCAGGGTGTTTTCGCCACACTGTATACCGACGGTAACTGGTGCGGGCTTAACCGTACCCGGCAACAGGGTGGCGATAAATTTGTCATTGGAGATGAAACGTGGCTGGTGGTTGAGGTACCGGAAATCTGGCCGGACTGGACGAGGGTTATTGTATGTCTTCAGGTGTGACCCTCTCCGTTACGGAAAGCGATCTTTATCAGGCCCTCGGTGATTATCTCCGGGGGCTTTTTTCTGATGCCGGGATTGAACGAACACAGCAGAACCGGGTCCCGATGCCTCAGGGGGACTTCATCACCATGACAGGTATTGATGTTACCGGATTATCCACTGCGGTAGTGACATACTCTGCGCCGGAACAGGCCGGTGAAGGCTCTCAGCATATCACCCGTACCACAAAATGGCGTTGCCAGCTTGATTTCTATGGGCCTCATGCGGCGGATAACGCGCAGGCGCTGGCAACGCTTTTCCGGTCTGAATTTTCCGTGCAGCTTTTCCGGCAGACAGGTGGGCTGATTTCCCCGCTGTATTGCTCAGATCCCCTTAATACCACGTTCGTCAACGGCCAGCAGCAGTATGAACCGCGCCGGACGCTTGATATTCAGATGCAGATTAACCCTGTGGTCACAACACCCCTGATGTTTTTTGACAACGTGATCACCCGGACAACGGAGGCTGATAATGCCAATCCCACTCAGTAAAGATGTACAGATAAATCCCGGTGTGCTGGCTGTGGCGGGTAATGCCGTCGATCTTAATGGCCTGTTGCTGACCGGAAATCCACTACTCCCGGTCGGCGGTGTGGTTCCGTTTTCCTCCCCGGATGATGTGTCCGCGTATTTTGGTGCATTATCCGATGAGTACGCACGCGCGCAGCTTTATTTTCAGGGCTTCAAAAATGCCACTAAAACGCCGGGACAATTGTTGTTTTCCCGTTTCAATCTTGCCGCATCGGCGGCCTGGTTACGTAGTGGTTCGTTTAAGGGCGTGACTATTGAACAGCTACAAAAACTTTCCGGTACGCTGACGCTGAGTATTAACGGGAAAAGCGCCAGCGCTGAGGTGAATTTTAACGGTGTCACCAGCTTCGCTGCTGCTGCAACGGCACTACAGACAGCGCTGACCGCGGCGGTGGCAACAGTGGTATTCGATACCACACAGAATGCTTTCGTCATTACTGCCGCCGGGGCGAAACCGGAGAGCACCACGATAACGTTCGGCAGTGGATCGGCTGCGGAACCCCTGAAGATGACCAGTAATACGGGCGCGGTGATATCCCAGGGTGCGCCTGTATCTGATGTACCTGACACGATGGCAGCCATTAAGGACGCTTCCCAGCAATGGGCGGGATTTTCCACAGTATCTGAAGTCACTGACGAGCAACACCTGGCGTTTTCTGCCTGGGCAAACGGGCAGGGCAAGCGTTACTTTTATGTGGCATGGACAACCAGTGGTAAGGCCAAAGTAAAAGGGGATACCAGTCATATCGCATACCAGATAATCACCGTCAATAACTACAGTGCTGTTGTACCGGTTTTCGCGTCTGATGGTAACCGGGCGGCTGCGGTACTGGGGTATGCGGCGTGCCTTGATTTTGTCCGACCAGAGGGACGCGTGCCGTTCAAGTTCCGCGAGTATGAAGGTCTGGCCGCTGATGTTACCAGTGGCAGCGATTACGATGCACTGATAGCCGCAGGTTACAACTTCTATGGGAAATATGCGGAAAACAGTGTGGTGGAAGATTACTGGGCGGATGGCACCATTACCGGCGATTTTAAATGGCTGGACAGCTTCTGCGGGCAAATCTGGCTGAATGCCAATTTGCAGGGATCTGTGATCTCGTTATTCAAGTCAAACCAGACTATCCCCTACAACAATGAAGGGCGGGCGCTGGTTGCGGCATCAATGAGTGACGTTATCCAGCAGTACAAACGCTGGGGCGGTATCCGTGAGGGGGTGACACTGACGGAGGCGCAGAAGAAGCAGATCAACAATGTTGTGGGGGAGGATGTTTCTTCAACGTTGTTTGCCACCGGCTACTACCTGTATATCGGCGATATGCTGCCTTCTCTGCGGGCAACACGTAGCAGCCCGTCCTGTACGCTCTGGTACTGTGACGGCGGCAGTATCCAGAAACTTGTTATTGCATCCACGGAGGTCCAGTAAATGTCAGGTAATAACAACACCATCACTGCGGCGGATGCCATTATCACGCTGACAGTGAATAACCTGTATCCCTCCGGCGTACAACTTCAGGGATTTGCCGCAGATAACGTTTATGGCACCGATCCGCTGGTACTGGCGGAAACCGTCCGCGGTATTGACGGTAAACTGTCTGCGGGATTTGTGTACAGCAACATTATCCAGACGTTTCACATCATGCCGGACTCACCCAGCCGGGATATTTTTGATACCTGGTCAACCACATCCAGGACCAGCAGGGCTGTCTTCCGTTGTAATGCTGTCGTGCTGCTTCCGGCGATAGGCCGTAAATATACCTGCGTAAATGGCGTACTCAAACAATGGAAAGCGCTGCCTGACGCGGCGCGTACATTGCAGCCAGGACAGGCGGTTATCGAGTGGGAAACTATCACTCCGGAGGTTTTTAACTGATGGCCCGTAAAGAGAAATTTATCACTATTGATGGTCAGGGGCGGGATAACGGCAAGGTATTTCACCTTACCGAAATGTCTGCCTCGCAGGCGGAATGGTGGGCGATGCGCGCCATTATGGCGATGGGGCGTGGCGGCGTGGAGTTACCGGATGATGTTCGCAGTATGGGGATGGCTGCGCTGGCGCTGGAAGGGCTGAAAGCGTTGTCAAAAATCCCGCCGGAAGAAGCCCGTCCACTGCTGGATGAAATGATGGAATGTATACAGTTTGTTCCCGATCCGAAAAATCGTGGTATACGGCGACCTCTTATTGAAGACGATATAGAGGAAATCACCACCAGGCTTAATTTACGTGCGGAGGTATTCAGACTGCATGTGGATTTTTTCAGTCCCGCCGCCAGCTAGATATTCCCCCGCGTTATCTCGGCCCCGACAGACCGTTCGGGGTGGTGGATTACGTTAACGTTCCCCGCACCATTGCGACCGTTATCTCCTCCGGTAAGGCTTCAAAAGTCGAACTGGATTCCGTACTTGGTGTGCAGGACTTATGGGATCTGCTTGAGATTATTCAGGTGGACGCCCATAACGAACGTGTGATGCAGGAGACACAGAATGGCAGCGGTACTTGATGAGCTGGTTCTGGCACTGGATATAGAAAGTAAGGACTTTACCGCCGGGGAACAGGCTGCGCACGCTGCACTGGACCGACTGACCGCCGCAATGGAGCGGGTGGCGGATGTTTTCGAACTGGGGCAAAAACAGGCCAGTAATGCCCTGGCGAAAACAGGCAGTGATGCGGATAAAGCTGCACGTGAGACGGAAGCCGCCGGTGAGCGCACGGGTAAGGCCCTGAAGAAAACAGGCTCTGACGCTGATAAAACTGCCGCGAGTATGGAACAGGCGGGGAAGCGAACCGGTGATGCCATCGCGAATACCGGCAAAAAGGCCGAAAAAACCGCTAAGAGGATGGAGGCAGCAGGCAAACGGGCATCAACGTTTTTTTCCGGCATACGTACTCAGATACTGGCGCTGGCAGGCGTCACCCTGACACTGGGGGGAATTAAAAGCCTGGTCACGGGGTTTGCCGGTGATCTTAACCGGCTGTCAATTTCCTCCGATGCCTTTGGCATGAAAGCGAAACATCTGGACGGCTGGATACGCGCAGGGCAGGCGAATGGTGCTGACGCTGGCGAGATCACCGGGGCGTTTTCCCGGATTACGGATGCAAAAGCCGCATTCAAAGCCGGAAAGTACTTTGATCCTGTGTTGCAGGATTTGTTTCAGGTTGCAGCCCGTGCGGGTGTCAGTGTTGATTTAAATACCGACAGTACCGAAGTCATCATGCGCAAGCTGGCGTCTGCCTTTCCGCGACTGACAAAGTCAGAACAGACAGCCTACGGTAATGCGCTGGGGTTCAGTTATGCCGGGCAGCAGTTTCTTGGCTCAGGCCATGCTCTTCAGGATGTGGATGACTTTACATCCCGTTCGCAGGTCTCCGACGATAAAATCCGGAAAGCCCGCAAATTGCGGGAAGCCCTTGCAGAACTGGACCAGGTATGGACAACAATTGGTCTGACTATAGGTACGGCACTGATGCCGTATGCCACGGAATTCAGCAAATGGCTGGAGAAACTCGGTGACTGGATGCAGCAACATCCGGAGGAAGTGAACAAGTTTATCACCACATTTCTGAATAAAGTTGAGTCAGTGGCCTCCTGGGTGAATAAGGCTGCCGGAGAAATGGGGGGCTGGCAGAATGTCATTATTACACTGATCGGGCTGAAAGTGGCGTCATGGGTACTGGGGCTGACTAAGGCCCTCAACGGTCCCGGCGGCCTTCTTTTTGCGATAACGGCGCTTTACCCGGTTGTTGACGGGTTAATGACATCCATCGTTGGCAGGAAGAATAAGGACTGGCTGGATTCGCATGGTTTTTTCTGGGCTTCAGACGGGACTTTCTTTTTCAATAAGAAAGAGATGGAGGAATACCAGGCAAAACTGGATGCCGGAGAAAAGCCAGGCAACATCACCCATGCACAATCACCTACAGTATGGCAGCAGGGAATGCTGGATACTCAGGCTTCTCTGGCAACCGGGAGGGGAGCAGCCTCCGGGGCATCCTGGCTACAGGGTATGCGTGCGACGCAGGAAAAACTCGGTAATGCCATGCAAAACCGCCCGCGTCCGACGAAGGCCGGGGAGGCTCTGTTAGGCTGGCTGCAACCGAAACTGTCCCAACTGGAGGCAAAATATAACCTGCCGACCGGACTGCTGCGCAGTGTTGCGATCACCGAATCCGGTGGTAATCAGTTTGCCGTCTCACGCGCTGGTGCGATGGGACTGTTTCAGTTCATGCCGCAGACGGCTAAGGAATTTGGTCTGAGGGGAAACGATGCCTTTGATCCTGCAAAATCCGCTGATGCCGCCGCGAGAAAACTTGGTGGCCTGCTGCGGTTTTTTCATGGCGATCTGGCTAAGGCTTTGGCGGCATACAACTGGGGTGAGGGAAATGTTCAGCGTAAGGGGCTGGCTGCTGCTCCGGAGGAGACCCGTAACTATATTCCCCGCGTTCTGGCGAATCTGCCCCATCCGGGGGCGGCAATGGCCGTACAGTCGCGTCATCCGGCGCCTGTATCTCAGTCCACCGTAACGGAAACCACGCATATCGGGACGCTGAATGTCACTACAACCTCGGACAATGTGAAGGGCATTACCGATGATGCGCGTAGGCGTATCAGGAATTCGGCGCTTGTTTCAGTTTATTCCAGCGGGGTAACAGGATGAGTTTCTCTTTCGATAATCTTTCCCTGAATAACTTTTCGCTCAATGAAAGTAACGTACTGAGTGCCGTTCGTGGCGGCGGTGTCCTGGGACTCATTAACAGTGTACTGGCACCGTCATTCGGTATTTATTACGCATGGAATGATCCGGCTGGTGTTCACCTGAAGGGCGGGAGGCCTTTCTCCCCGGATTCTTTTGTTGTCGTTGAGGTGGGAGCAGAGGCTTCTGTTTCCACCGCCCCCGTCGAACAGGGAGCCTATACCACCTTTAATAAAATCCAGCGACCGCCAGAGCTGCATGTGACTTTCACTGTTGAGGGGTGGACGGCGTTTTCCGGGGCCGTCCCGAACCTGACAAATTTTTCCACCACCTCGCGATCGAATGTGCTGGAAACGCTTGAAATGATGCGTACCACAGCAGGACTTTACGATATTGAGACGCCGGACAAGACATGGACATCCTACGACCTGGTGAAATACGACTACCGAACGCGAAGTAATAATGGACCGACATTACTGACGGTCAGCGCAGTATTCCAGGCGGTAATGATTACAGGAGAGGTGTCAGTGGGAAGTACGGATAACCAGTCTCCCACGGACAACGATAAAGCAAAAGGGGCTGCATCGGTTAAAACTCAGCCAGTTACGGCGTCGGTGACACAACCGTCAGACGCTGACAGACGGAGCGTCACGAACAGGGGGATCACCTGATGCTGGAAATTGTTTTATCTCCCGTCAAAGCCCAGCAGTTTACGGTGACACTGGGTGCTCAGGTCTGCACCATTCGCCTGAATCAGCGTACTACGGGGATGTATATCGATATTACCGTTAACGGTGAACCGTGCCTGTATGGCGTGTTGTGCCTGAACAATAACCGGATTGTCCGGTACGGATACCTGCCGTTTCAGGGCGATCTGTTTTTTTCCGACACGGAGGGGAACCACGATCCCGACTGGCGGGGGCTTGGTTCACGGTACCGGCTCTACTGGCTGTCGCCTGAGGAGCTGACATGAGCTATGTACAGCGTGACATTACCGTGGAGTTCACCCTGTCAGACGGGCGGACGTTCGACAATGGTAAGGGCAATATTCTGACTGTTTCAGGAGCTAAATGTTTTGCCACTGTCACGGTATATGGCGGAACTGCCGGAACGCAGATAACCCTGTATATCTGGGGGCTGTCTCCGGCGCATATGGCCGACCTGAGTTATCGGGGCGTGTGGCGACCCGCTCAAAGTACGGCCAATGAAATGCGGGTACGGGCTGGTGGTCGGCTTATTTTCGAGGGAGATATTACCGATGCGTATGCGGACTACAACCAGGCGCCGGATATACCCCTTATTCTGACCGGGCAGGTTAGTTTCAACCTGCGTAATCAGACAGCGGCCGATTTCAGTGCGAAAGGTGATGTGCCTGTTGCAGATATCATCCGTGCTCTGGCGTCATCTGCCGGGCTGAAATTTGAAAATCAGGGCGTCAGTCGCAGCCTGTCGAATCCACACTTTTCCGGAAACCTTGTACAACAAATGCTGGATGCCGCTTCAGCCGCCGATATTAACATCGATCTGGGGGACGCGGAGAAAGTCACCATCTGGCCGAAGGACAAAGCCCTGGATATTCCGGCTGTGCATATTTCGCCGGACCACGGGCTTATTGGATATCCGGTCTATACCATGACCGGCCTCAGCGCCACCACGACATTCTGCCCTGATCTTTTCATTGGTCGGCGGGTCCATCTGGAATCGTCACTACCTAACGTGACAGGCGATTACCAGTTAACCGGAGTGATACACACCATTACCTCGCGAACCGTGGGCGGTCCGTGGAGCTCCAACTGTACCATGACAAGGCTTAACGATAATGGCACAACCACTCAGTAATCCGACGGACGTAAACAGTGAAATCAATGCGCAGGACTTTATGCTGCGGCAGTTTCTCGGGAAACACGTATTTATCACTCTGGGGCAGGTAGTGGCGGTGGAGGGGGAGTTTATTGATGTCCGACCGATGGTAATGGGCGTTGCAGCAGACGGTTCCCCGGTTGAGCATGAGGTGATTTATAACCTTCCCGTATGGCGGCTACAGGGGGGCAGCAATGCGGTGATTATGCCGCCACATGTGGGCGATATTGGTTTCCTCGGCATCTGCGACCGGGATATCAGTGCGGTAAAAGCCACGCGTCAGGCCGCGATGCCGGGATCAAAACGCACTCATAACTACGCCGATGCCATCTGGTTTGGTGGTGTGCTTAACGGTGCGCCCGTACAGTTCGTGGAATTTGCTGACAACCAGATACGGGTTATTTCCCCCTGGAAAGTGGAGATTTCTGCGCCGGAAGGCATCGTGAACGCCTCGAAAAGTTTCACTGTTAACTCTCCAAAAATCGCGCTTAACGGGGATGCTGCCGTCAGCCAGGGGCTTAATGTTACCGGACAGTCTGAACTTTCCGGTGGCGCGAAGATTGGCGGTATTGATTTTGGATACCATGTTCACAGTGGTGTTAAGTCCGGCGGTTCGACCACGCAGGGACCGCAGTAAACAGGAGAAAATATGCAGTCACGATCGCTTCTTCTCGACACCGGGACATGGGACATCCTGCTGGATGATACCGGAAATCTTGCCATTACTGATAATCCCCATGCGGTAGCCCAGGATGTGGCGTGTGCGTGCAGTACCTTTCTGGGGGAGTGCTGGTACGACTCAACGTCCGGCATACCTTACTGGTCACGCATCCTCGGACACTGGCCCGGCACGCAACTGGTGAATGCCACCCTGCAACAGGAAGCACTTAAACTGCCGACCGTGAGCGCCGCAATTTGCCAGGTCACTGTTGATAAAGCCCGGACAGTAACGGGAGTGCTGCGTATTACAGATACCAATAACGACATTTTTACGGTACTGCTATGAGTGAAAATAAATCTTTTTCTACCGCAGTACCCGCTGTACGTATTACGGACAGCGGGCTGAACGTGCCGGATGAAGCGGATATTCTGAGCGGCAGGCTCAGCGATTTTTCCGGTGCGCTGGGCGGTGCAATGAGTACCAGTCTGAGCAGTCCGCAGGGGCAGCTTGCATCAAGCGAAAGTGCCATTATCGCGGATAAAAACGATCAGTTGCTGTATATCGTTAACCAGGTAAACCCTGACTTTTCCAGTGGACGCTTTCAGGATGCAATAGGAAAGATTTATTTCCTGGAACGACGCGGGGCTACAGGTACGACAGTAACGGCAACCTGTACCGGGCTGGTTGGTACGCTGATTCCGGCGGGCAGTATGGCGCAGGATGAGGCCGGCTATAAGTACGTCAGTCTGTCAGACGCCACAATCGGCGCATCAGGGCAGGTTGATGTGGTATTCCTGAATTTGTCCACCGGGCCTGTCGGCTGTCCGGCGGGAACTCTGAATAAAATTTATAAGGCAATACCCGGCTGGTCAGGTGTCACTAACGCCAGTGCAGGTGTACCGGGCAGCGACGAGGAAACCCGCGCGGACTTTGAAAATCGTCGGCGTAATTCAGTTGCCCGTAATGCCCGTAATATTCTGGAAGCCATCCGGGGTGAAATACTCTCTACGGTAGAAAACGTGGTGGATGTTTACGTCACCCATAATCCGAAAAAAACGGAACAAAAAGCCGGGGTCAGTCAGTATCCGTTAACACCCGGTTCGTTTTATGTTGGCGTGTACGGCGGCAGTCCGGCAGATATCGCGGCGGCCATCTGGCGTAAGGCTCCGCCGGGTATTGATATGAACGGCGACACAACGTTCACCGTTGCGGATGAAGAGTACGATCCGCCGTATCCTGAATACGTGATCACCTGGCAGACACTCAAACCTGTCAGTCTGCATGTCAGTGTGACGCTGAAAAAAAGTGACTATCTGCCCTCAGATATTACCCAACAGGTACAGCAATCTGTGTTGTCCGCGTTTAACGGTACAGATGGTGGTCTGCGGGCAAGGGTAGCCTCTGTTGTCTCCGCAGGGCGCTACTATGCCGGCGTTTACAAAACCGATCCGGAAAATATCGATATTCTGGGCCTTACGGTGAGTCGTGACGGCTCGTCATGGACAACTGCTGTCACTTTCGGGATAGATGAGATTCCGGTTCTGGATGTGTCGAACATCGGTGTGAAACTACAGGAGGCGTAACGTGCAGAATGTGGCTGCAACCGTGCTTGCACAGTATGCCGCCAGCCCCCGACTCAATGCCCTCATTAACAGCTTTAACGCAGCACTTTCCCCCGACAGTTTTATCAATGATTTTTATGACCTTATCTGGAACATCGATACCGCAGAAAAGTACGGTCTTGATGTCTGGGGAAAGATTGTGGGCGTCAGTCGCCGGCTGACGGTAAAGGACGATTTTAATTACCTGGGCTTCAGCGAGGCCCGGATGGACAACCCGGTAATGGATGACCCGCGTCCGTTTAATCAGGCACCGTTTTACAGCGGAAAATCGGTTACCCGAACCGTTGACCTGTCTGATGAGATATACCGGCGGCTGATACTGATGAAAGCCATGTCGAATATTACTGACTGCTCTGTGCCGGATATTAACCGGATGCTGCGGTTTATGTTCGGAAAAAAACGCCGGGCTTATGTTCTGAATAATGGTGGACTGAGGATGAGTTACATCTTTGAGTTTGCTCTCTCGTCGGCAGAACTGGCGATTATCCAGTCGTCGGGAGCACTGCCGTCCCCGCCGGGTGTTTATGTCTCAGTGGTTTTAAAGGAGACCAGTAATGAAGCTTAACGATAAACCCCGTCAACTGGCAGTACCCTTTGCGAGTACCGGGGATAAAAATAATATCCCGGACAAGGCGACGCAGCAGACCAAAGAGAGCGGTAACGCGGCGTATGATTCGGGTTTTCCTCCGGTGACCATGACCCCGATTTCAGCGGGCGGTATACCGCCACACGGCAAGGATTTTAACGGTCTGATGCACGATATTACCGCAGCAATACGGTACGTCCAGGCTGGTGGTTTGTACACGTATAATGCCGATTTCGCCGGGGCCATTGGTGGATATGCAAAAGATGCCATTCTCGCCGGAGTCTCAACAACAGCGGTCTGGCTGAATACCATTGACGATAACCTGACCGATCCGGAAGGCGCCGACAGCGCAGGATGGGTAAACCTGCTGGCAGATCCCCTGAAGCTGTTTCTGTGGCAGAAAAACAATCTGTCAGACCTTCAGAATAAAGGAACGGCACGGGATAACCTTCAGGTCTACAGTCAGGAGCAGACGGATCTTAAATACCTCGCCAAAGACCAGAACGGTAGCGATATTCCGGAAAAGCCGCTGTTTGTACAAAATATCGGAGCGCTTCCTGCCAACGGTACGGCTGTTGCAGCGAACAGACTGGCATCACGCGGAGCGCTTCCGGCACTGACTGGTACGACAAGAGGCAGTGATAGCGGCCTGATAATGGGCGAGGTTTACAGTAATGGCTATCCGACAGAGTATGGAAATCTGTTACATCTGACCGGAACTGGCGAGGGGGAGATTCTCATTGGCTGGAGCGGGACAAGCGGCGCGCCAGCACCCGCCTATATCCGTAGCCTTCGTGATACCTCTGACGCTGAGTGGTCCGAATGGGCGATGCTCTACACCTCACTAAATCCGCCACCGAATTCGTATCCAGTAGGTGCGGCGATAGCATGGCCGTCTGATGCTACCCCAGCCGGTTACGCCCTGATGCAGGGGCAATCGTTTGATAAATCTGCTTACCCGTTACTGGCTATAGCGTATCCGTCCGGCATTATCCCTGACATGCGGGGCTGGACAATAAAGGGTAAGCCCGTCAGTGGACGTGCTGTGCTGTCGCAAGAAATGGACGGCAACAAATCGCACAGTCACAGCGCCAGAGCGCAGGATACTGACTTAGGGACAAAATCTACCTCATCCTTTGATTACGGCACGAAATCGACCAATACCACGGGCAATCATACTCACCAGTTCGGCGGTTATATCAACTCGTTCTATGGGGACTCCAGTCACACCTCATTTCAGCCTGGAGGTGGTGCGTGGACACAGGCCGCTGGCGACCATGCGCATACAGTTTATATCGGAGGACACGGGCACACCATGTATATCGGTCCACACGGCCACGTCGTTATTGTGGACGCAGACGGTAATGCGGAAACCACGGTTAAAAATATTGCATTTAACTACATAGTGAGGCTGGCATAATGACTTTTAAAATGAGCGAACAGGCGCAGACAATTAAAATTTTCAATCTGCGTTCAGATACTAACGAATTTATTGGGGCAGGTGATGCGTATATTCCGCCGCACACAGGACTACCGGCAAACTGTACTGATATCGCCCCTCCTGATATTCCCGCCAGTCATATTGCTATATTTGACGCTGAAACCCAGACATGGAGTTTGCATGAGGATCACCGCGGCGAGATGGTTTACGACACAACAACCGGCAATCAGGTTTATATCTCCGCTCCTGGTCCGTTGCCCGAAAATGTCACATCAGTTTCACCAGGTGGTGAATACCAGAAATGGGATGGTAAGGCTAAGGCCTGGGTAAAAGACGAAGTGGCTGAAAAAGCAGCGCAGCTTCGTCAGGCGGAAGAAACCAAAAACAGGCTCCTGCAAATAGCATCTGAAAAAATCGCGCCGTTACAGGATGCTGTTGATCTTGATATCGCAACAGATGATGAGAAAGCGCAGCTCGACGAATGGAAAAAATACAGGGTGCTGGTAAACCGG